GTCCGTGAAATCCGATGCGCGACTGAGCAAGCCAGGCTCTTCTGCTTTATTAGTCTCAGCGTCCGCGCTGTCCTTCTGGTTGCGCTGCTTCTTATACTGCTCATCGGTGATTATCTTATACTTATCGTTGCGGATCCAATAGTCATTGCCGAAAGCGCGCGATGCCTTCGCGTCCAAATCATTACGGCTCTCAGCAAAGCAAACAAAGTCGACGCCGTCTGGTGATATGACATGATACCTCATTTACCCCTCCCGAAAATCTCTTCTTGGTTTTTGTAGTCCGCTAATGCCTTTCGCAATATGATCGCCTGTGTGTCTGCGTCATCCGTGATGGATGTAGGCAACACACCGAGACGCAACATCCGCGTACCATACTGTAGCTGTTTTTCTTTTATCTGCGTCTTAGCGTTGTCCAGTAGTCTGTCTATCGTCTCCCTTATCTTGTCCGCCGCTTTCTTGGTCAAGATATAGCCATCGCCGGTTGCCTTAGCGCCGAGATTCATAAGCGCGCCCTTGAAGCCCTCTATATCATACACGGCGCGGAACTCCTCGCCACGCACAACACTGCGCGGATCAAGCAGCTTCATGAAGGAGTATATAGTCGCAATGAAATCAGACCCGATGACATCTCCGTTCTTAGTGCCGTCGAGTATGCTCTTGAGCTGTCGCCCCTGTGTTATCTGGCCTGTCAGCACCTCAACATCGTTCTTGTATCCTCTTTCAATACTATTAGCCTGCTCTTGCAGCTCAGGCGGCGGCGTTACATACAAGCCACCAATAGTATTCTGATACAGCCTTATGATATCCTTGTTCTTTAATAGAGAGCTTTCTTTCTCTGCCTTAGTCGCTTGCAGGCCAATCACAGGCTCGACATTAGCGCGCAGAGCAGCAAACTGCTTCTCGATGTTCCTAGACCCAGGCTCTGGTATCTTCGCCTTCAGCTCATCAGGCAAACCAGAATAGAACTCAGTGTAGAGTTTCTGCGTGTCATCAGCCGCAAGTCGCGAGTAAGCTTGATCTATCAGCTGCTTGTATTCGTCTGAGCTCATCTTGACAGGCTCTTTTTTGGCCGATAACATAGCGTCAAGCATTGGCCGCGCCACTGAATATTCAGGCACCCACTTGTTGAGCTTCTGCGCTATCTCCTGACGCGCCTTCTCCCATGTGGCCTCATCGTTGATGCCAGCTAGAGACTGCAGTATCTTTTCATCGAACCCCATGAATGGATTTGTCTTGACTTCCTTTGGTGTCATGCTCTCCTGCATTGCAAGAGCGCGCATAGCGAGCTCAGGTGATAGCCCCATCACTGAGCGGCCAAATACTCCGATATCTCCCTTAGCCTGCTCTCCCGCTAGTCGTATCTCATCGGATACGCGCATCGCATCTAGCGCTTGTGCGTTCTGAATATCTTCTTTACGCTTCATAAGTACATCATACAGACCTTTGCTAAAGGCGTTGATGGTTGGCGCTGTGTCAAGCGGCTGTAAGCGCGCCCGCTGTAGGAACTGAACGAACTGAAAAGGATTAAACGCCATGTCTCCTCACTATTGTTTAGCCGCCCATCCGCCGAGCATATACCCACCGACAGGCATTAAGCCTTGCATCATCGAGCCAATGCTGCCCAGCATCCCCGTTGTCATGCCCTGCGCTCTTGACTGCGCACCACCAAGCATCATGTTCGCCATGCTCGCACTGCGATCTGACGCTAGAGCGCCAAGCCCAGTGGAAGACTGTTGTCCCATGTTGGCTAGATTAAGCAGAGAGCCTAGCTTTGCTTGTGTGGCCTGTAGTCTCTGCTGCGCAAGCTGCGATAGGTAGTTTGCCCTGTCCATATACTGCTGATAAGCTTGCGCTCTGTCCTGCATCATGCGCTGCAGGGCTGTATCGTACTGCTGCGCCGCTATCTGCTGCCCTCTGTCCTGCATTGCCTTCAGCGTGCCGCCACTCTTGATTAACCCACTCACTGCTGCATTGCCAAGTATGGAGTCCATCGCCTGCTTGATCTCGTAATCCCTTGCTGGAGTAAGGAAATCGGACACGCCCTTGTCATACCGAAACGCGCCGACATCAGGCGTGACGAAATCCGATGGACTAAATGCGCTGAGTAAGCCTTTGTATTGATTCAGCGCCTCTACTCCGCTTTGCATGTATGGCTGTTGCTCCTGCATGGCCTGCTGATAGCCCACGTCAATCACAGGCATAGCGGACTCAATGGCCTTCGTCATCTCCTTGCTTTGGCGCTTAGAGCGCTTGTTCTCCGTGTAGTCAACCAGCGCCTTGCCTAGAAGACCAGCGCCCGTAATCCCAAGACCGATGGCTAGTGGTAGCATCACGACCTCGCTATGTAAACACCGCTAAATAAGAACGGATTGGTGATATTGATTATCTGTATTTGATTATTCACGATACGCGCCCTACAGTTAAAACCACTTAGAGCCGCGTCGCCCATAGAATCAAATGGGATGCTGATAGTCCCACTATTACCGCTCGATGATACGCCGCGAACGCTAATGAATACAAGCTGTCCGAGGCGCTCAACTTGATATAAATCTACATTCAAATTGCTTGATTGTGTATGTTGTGCGTAATCAAAACTAGACCAGCGACCATTCAAGGCGCTTGTCATGTCGCGCAGTATGCGAGACCATACGGCATCAGCGAACTCAGGCACAACAGACGGGGTAGAGATGATGACATCCTTCATATCATATACCGATATCCACATCGACAAACGCACCAATGATAGAGAAATAAGCGACATCGGATATCTGAATCTCGAACACTCGCTCACGAGACGAACCTAGAGACGACCAGCGCAGAGCCTTGTTGTACAGGGCTTTCTGCCCGAACGACTGCCAGAACGAGCGCGACCAAGAGTATCCGCCATCATCGGAAAAGCGCATCATCGCAATAGCATCAGAACCATATACCGCATTATGGCCGCTGTCAATCAAGACCAACAATGCTTTATGCTTCAATCGCTTGCCCTGATACAGTACATTATTACTTCTGTATGTCCTGATGATCTGCTTTCCATCGGCATCAGTCAACGCGTCGCCGCTTATCTCACAGAGATAATCAGAGCCAAGAAAGCCAACGACATTCTTCCCATTGAAAGACTCTGAGTATAGAGCTTTCCAAGCACATGGAGAATAGTCGTTATTCAATCCGCGTCGCCTGTGCCATTTAGCTGTCGTGAGATCATAACACCATGTGTCTGTATTGCCAGACCGCAGGACATAGAACATATGCCCCTCGTATGCGTACGACCAGCCAATGGCTGTTTTCGTGTCTGACAGTCGAGTAATGATAGTGTGATCGGATATTGGCGATACGTTGTATCCATTGAGCATATAAACCATGTTCTCGCCGCCCTTAGATCCACCAAGGAAAACCACACTATCGCTTATCGTTGTTACACTATACGGCGCAGAACAACCAATGCCGATCATCGCTGATCCGATGCGTGAGAAAGGATTATACGCATTGCCAGTTAGCGCGAATATCTCAAAACTATCAGAGCCGAATACACAGAGATCGCCGAGCCTAACAGCAAGCGCAATAACGGGATCGCTGAACGCCTCTGCAGAAAAGAAATTCAGCGCGCCCCAGCTCTCAGCATTATACACATCACTATACCACACTTTATTTCGGTCTTCATTGCTGCCACTGGTAGCATTACACACAAGACGCCCGCCGATGAAGACAATATGCGTAGGCGCTGCGAATGGCTTGGTGATCGTGTAAATATCGTCTGTAGAGCCTAGAGCGTGCAAGTATAGATCCATCCCATCCACGATGGCTAGATGCGTTCCGTTATCCGTCATCTTCACTGGCGATGCGTCTGATAGCAGATCGCCGCGCTGATATACAGTCATCTCGCCGCTTCTGTCGTTTATCTCATACACATGGCGGCCTTTGACTACATACAGCGAGCCATTACCAGCCTTATACAGTCCGCGAATATCACCAGAGCCAATAAGTAAGTATGGCTTTGTGCCTGGCGCACAGGTGAGTATCCACTCGCTAGCCGCGCCGCTGTAAGGCTGGCGCTCTGGATATAGGTTAATGCGCGTCTGCGCCGACACATCGCGCGACCGATGCTCAGTATCACCACTATCTATGTTAAGCGATATGTTCATATTAGATTCGCATCTATTGACAGCTCGCGCATACTAATGTTCATTGACTTGAGCACTCTCAAAGCTCGCTCAGCCTCATACTGCAGATCGGGTCTAGGCATCCCAAACGCCTTTGACAGTCTATCAGCTAACGACCATCGAATCAGCTCATGATACTCATGCGGCAAGTCAATAGTGTCATTCAGCGCAAAGCGCCCAAACATAACCTCATAATGGATTTCAAATGTCATTATCTGATCTGGCTTTGGATATACACTGATCACGCCAATAGGATTGCGCGCGTTATACGCGTAGAGCTCTGGCCTTCCCGTGCTCGCTATCTGCGGCATGTCATTCACATTGACTTGTCTCAGCTCGATGCCATTGCAGTACACAGACAACACACTCTTAGGCCTGTCGCTCATATCTATATCAGCGCCAGCGCCAATGGTGATCGTGTCGCTGTCTGTGGATATACTGTGCTTGTCTATTGCGTAGCGCGTTAGTCCTTCGCTGTTGAGGCGCGTGAACAGGCCGTTTAGCTCGCGCAATGCCTTGCTGATCTGCTCTTGGCTTGCGTCAAGCCCTTCAGCTAACTCGCCGCAATCATACAGAGCATCTATACATATATCACGAGCCGTCATCTGCATGGCTTGCTCTCCTGCGCCGCGTCTTCACTACTTCCGCTTTGTCTTCGTCTTTCTCTTCGTATTGCACACAACACTCCCCCTTGTCTCTCTTCAGTCCTACGCTGACTTTCCAGTCGTCAATCCAATCAGATGGGGCTTCGTCTTCCATCTTGAAAATCAAATGCCGCAAATCACCATCCCATTCTTGCTTTGGCGGGTATTTCATTCTCATCGCAAAACCTCATTAAATAAAGGCAAGCGACGCCATCGCGCCGCCTGCCATCATCGTTAACTGTTCGGCTCAAGCAGCTTAACGCACAGCTCAGGACAGGTTGGAGCGATACCGCACAACACATCAAAACGCTTGATGTGCCTGTCCTTCTCGCCATCCCAGTCAGATGCGTAGCGCATCGAGATGCCATCCATCACTTTGCGGCTTGCGCCAGCAGGCAGTACCATGTCCACCGTTGCGAATGCAAACGCATCGCGATGGAAAGCGAATGTCTGGCGATATGATTTGCCTGCCGTTCCAACGAATGTCACAGCAGCGCCGCTAGAAGGCAATGCCGTCACATTCTGCTTCCCTGTCGTAGCATACACAGGGAAGATAGATACGCCGCTCGCATCGCCATTGGTAGCGTCAGTGGTGAATTTTTCCCGCACAACAAAGGCATGTAAGCGACCAAGACTCTCTTTAGTCTCGGGATGCACATCATACACATTAGCCACCGTGAACACGCTGCCAGCTGGATACTGCGTACTTTTCGCAAGCCCAGTAAGGTTGATCGTGCTTGCGCCCGCAGTGTATGAGCCACTCACTGTGCCTGTTAAGGTAGCAGGCAGTGTGATCACCGGAGCACGAGAGGCGCTAGTGAAGAGGAATCCACCAGTGCGGCCAATCACGCCCTCGCGATACTGTTCTGCAATACTAGGCGCATTAAACAAGCCTTTAGTCTCGTCCAGCACATTGGCTTGCGTCAGTGGGTTGATCAGCACGCTGCGATTACCATCGCGCGGCGTTGCGTTCTGGTCTAGATACGCACCAGCCTTGACTAAGTCGCTCCACTTGATAGCCTCATTAGTGCCACTACCAAGCACGACTGCGCCACAGCCAGTATTCAGCACCTCAAAGGCGTACTGGTCAATCCTTGACGCCAGAGCAGCCATCGCCGGACGCAATACGACAGTCTCAAAGTCATCCAGTGACAGCGTCAGCTCTTTAGAGGTGAACTCGACAGGCACATTGAATTGCTTGGCGATCGTGAGAGTCGCATAGTCCTCATCCACATCTTGGAACACGGCCTGCGCGCCTTCAGCAGCCACAAAGCGCGTGGGCTTGCGGATGCGGATCGAGTCGCCGCTCTTAGCTCCAGTGTCCGAGAACTCATCGCTATACTGCCGATTGACATTGGGCGGCACAGTCAATACTTCATGCAGCACAGCCAGCGCACGAGTTACGATTTTATCGCTCGTTAAAAGTTTGTTTGCCATAGTTTATCCTTTCTGTTTTGATCGGCGCTCTCGATACCACTTCAGATAAGCATCGCCATCTAGTGATGTCTCTGGGTCGCCGATCGCCGTTCCACTACTACCGATTGGCGCGGCTGGTAATACATTGGTTTTCGGTCTCTGCGTTGCTCGCGGTGCGTTGTGCGCATTAGCTTGCGCCATGAGCGCCACTAATGTCGCTGTCTTGACACTCGACGGCATACGCTTCAGTGTTGGTATCTGCTGCGGGTCAGCATAAAGAGCGCGCAGTAGAGCGGGGTTGTGTGCTGTGAACGCAAGTATATCATCATCTAGGTCATACTCAGCGCCGTTCTGGATCGCCCGATTATACATCAGCGCGATCTCTTGCGCATCGGGTAACTGCTGCAATCCCTGCAGTGTCGTATGTACCATCTGCGCTCGCAGTGCCTCTACCTCTTCGCTCTTCTCTGCGTTCTCAATCTCGGATACCTTTGCCTTGATATCCTCTATGATTGGCTTGGCATAGCTCTCATAAGCTTTGCGCTCATCATCGCTTTTGAACTGGATCGAGCTTGGGTCTGGCACAAGCCTTGAGATGACCTCTTCTAGTGCGCGGTTGCGCTGCCTGAGCTTACCAATGCTCTTGCCTAGTCCATGCTCTAGCCGCTTGATCTCGCGCTGGTATTTGCTTTCCAGCTCGGCAAGTCTCTGCTCTAGTGGATCTACGGCGGCTTGGTTCGCCTCGCCGGCATCGGCTGTCTCGCCTACTGCCGCAACTCCTTGCGCCTCTTCTGTCGTCTGCGTCTGCTCTTCGTCGATCATCGTTCCCTCACTCAACACTACGGGTTGATGCCGTCTGGTCTGTTGTATCACCTACCACTAGCGGACCAGGCACTAGTGGAGTAAACTGATCAATAGGATCAGAGTATTTGATCTCCACATTCTCTTTCATTGCGTTAGACTCATTGATCATCGCTTCACTAGTCCTACGCACAACATCAGCGACAGCCTTCGCTTCGATCGCATCTAACCTGCCTTTCTGCTTCTGTTGCTCAATCAGCATGTCACCGATGATCTTCAATTGCTCCTTAATGTACTCGATCTCGCTCTTGCGTGTGTCACCTAATATCTTCGCTTGCAACTGGCTTATGATCGCTTCATACTGCTCTATCGTCTTAGCCATCTCATCCATAGATGCCTGCATGGCTTGCAGGGTCTGCATCGTCTCAGGGTCTGGCGATTGGCCTATTAAGTGCGATGGGATCATCTTCCTTGCTCGCTCAATCGCATCCTCTGGTATGTCTACGCCTGAGTTCTGCAATATAATGTCGCTGAAAGCCCTTGCAAAATCTTGGTTCTGGCCTGCTAAGGTAGCGAGTATCTGAGCGCCGTGCCGTTTTTTCTGCGCGCCCTCTGGCGATGCCGTGATCACAAAACGCATACTTCCGGTTAGCTCATCCGCTCGCACGATCTCGCTGTATCGCTTGCCATCGGCGAAGTAAGAGACTC